AGCTGTCGAAGAAACTGTTATGGCACCCGATGAGGCTTGTTCAGTTCCACTAGGAAAGTCGGAAAAGGTAAATACCGCAGCACCATTTGACTCAGCTGCTTTTGTTGAAAGATAAGTACAAGTAATCACTGAACCAGTAACGGGCTTCTTACCGATTATTCCATCTCCCATTTCAATCTGGTAATAACCTTCATAGTTTTCTGATAGAAAATAAACAGGTGTTACGGTGGTAACATCAGCCAAACTTGAATAGAGATTATAAGTTGTTGAGTTCTGTGCAGTAGCACTATCCTTAACTGTAACCTTTAACGTAGAAGTGTCAATGTTTTTGTCTCTTATTACAAACTTTTGATTATTGGAATCATTAAAGAAAAATTGATTCGTCTTGCTAGTGCCCTCATTGATAACAAGTGAATCAAATTCAAAGTTACCAGAGGTCGAATTATAGCGAGAAGATGTTACTTCTGATAATGTTTGGTATGAGTATTCAACGCCACCAACAGTTGTTTCAAAGGTAGTCCCAGCTGGTAGGTCAACAGATGTTTCAGCATTACCATCTGATCTTTTAATTTTAAGTGCTATCGTAGCCGATGGTGCTCTTACACTTCTTGGTGTATATCCAATTAACTTTGCGTGTGAGACAACATTAGAACGAACCTGTGCAGTATCAATAAATGATTCGTTTACCGCCATGTGTGCATTGATTGCATTGTAGTGAGTATTATACGCAAGAATGTCTAAAAGGTGATTTAATCCCGATCCCTCATAATCGTAATCTGAAAATTCAGTATTACTGTTTTTGAAGTACTCTTTTAAGTTTTCCTTGATTTGATCGAAATCAAGTTCCGATGTGTTTAATTGTGTTGCCATTTATCTTAACCTCGTTAAATAGAAAGACGTACTAACTGAAACATTTAATGATATAACGTTGTAACTAATCTTTGCTGTTAGTGCATTGTTGTCAATGTTCGCTGATACTTTTACGGAAACACCGTTCACTCTCGGTTCTTGTTCTTTTAAAGCGTTCTTTATTTCCTCTTCAATCATATATCCTGACATACCATCTGCTGGCTCGAAGAGATATGATGTTACGTTACTTCCAATCTCTGGCTGAAAAGGTCTTTCTCCAAAGTTTGTTAGGACTATATTTTTCACACTTTGTTTTACTGCATCGATATCAGTGATAGGGCGTATATCTTTGGTGCCTGGGTGCTGTAAGAAAGAAAGTGGTAAATCTTTATATTTCTTTGTTACAGCAACTCGTGTTGAACCTATATTACTATTAAAATCGTCCGCCATGACTCTATTTATATCATCCGCCTATGAAAACATTACCAGAACCACTTACGATATCATGCCCAGATGAAAACGTATCTCCTTTTCTTCCGCAATTTTTTCCATTAGCAAAAACGGTTGAAGAGAATGAATCTAAACCTGGCGCATGAGGTATGCATAAGGGTGGGGTTGGATGCAATTGCATAGCGTCTCCTTTTCTGACTACTCCATCCCCATTAATAATTACATTACCTGAGCACTTATCAGTTTTATATGTGAATGGATCACCACAACCTATCCCAACTCCGTGAACTACATCAACATCGTCTGTTTTATTTCCCCTAGCAGCTGCCGGCATATTATTTCCTCGTTTTAGTTAAGGTTAATCGTAGCACCCTTAATTGTAACACCACTACTTGCTGTAGTATTTTGTGTGCTTGAATAAGACTCTGTGACTGCTCCGGTCACGGATTGATTCAGTGTTCCTTCAACCGTTTCTCTTTGATTACCTGTGACTTTAATAGTCTCGTTCCCATATACATTTTTTATAACATTTCCTTGCACTTCGATGTCCCAATCACCTGTAATCTTTGTTCGACAACCACCTTCGATTGTGAGGTTACACCCACCTTTTACATAAACATTATCGCCTTGAGCAATCACTTGATATCTTTTGTTTGTTATTACGTGCATCTCATTACCACTCGTGTCAATCTCGGTGAATGTCCCCGATTTATGTAGGTGGGAAAATCTTTCAGAACCAGCAGTAGAATCGTACTCAACTGTATTAGCATCATTCTCAAAGGCAGTAGCATGGTTGTGTGGATAAACAGGATTTATTACAGCTGTTATATCTGGTAAAGCCCACGCAGACTGTTTTCTGTTAGCTGTTTCTATGTTTACATACGTATCATACGATTCTTTTTTCTTGACATACGCGTATGACTCGGTAAAATTACTCTTGGAGGCTATAGGATTATCAGCAACATCTGTCTTAAGAGGATATACACCATCTGGATCAGCAAAACCTAATTCGGGATTTTCAGGTTTTACAGTTGTATATGCTGGTAAAGAACCCATTATCAAAGGGTCTTGTGCACTTGTGCCATCTCGGAAGAAACCAACAACCCAGCTTCCTTGAAGTAAACCTGTGGCTGATTGGCCAATCTCGGCCATAGCTGCTGAAGACACGGGCATAAGTACAGAAGCCCATGGTAAGTCGTCAGTAGTAATTTTTGTTTTGTCTGCAGTGTGATATCCAAAGCAACGGACTTTTACTCTACCCATTTCTAATGGGTCTTGAATATCTTCTACTACACCAGTAAACCAAATAAAGGATTGGTTGCCCACCAAATTTTCTGTACTTTTTACAATCATATTCTTTTAGCCATCAAGTTAATTTGATACTCTTCATTTTCAAAACGGTGACTTACTTCGGTTACAAGATGGCGACCACTTAGTGTTTTATCAAAGTCTCTATTCTTCTTTGAAACTTGTGGGTCAACTGCACTTGGAAAGTTTATATTAATTACTCTGCCTGGGTTTAAGTCTAGATCGCCAAATAGAGTTACATCGTGTGTCATATTATTTAAATCTGCAACTGCTGATCGCATCAAATGTGCTTTGTTTTTTCTTATATCATTTATATTTTTAACAGACGGACTTATTTCATTACTAAACGAAAGGTCATTTACAGGAATATAAACGTCATACGCCTGATGATATTTTGAATATGGCTTACCTTGAAACTCGGAAAAGTTGCTCAGATCATTTTGACTCCGTAACTTTTCATAAGAAAAGGTATTAAATGTTTTTAAAGAAGTATCAAGATAATTATTTCTAGAAGCATACTTACCATTTTTAGCTTGTGAAATCTTACTCATTTCAAGATTTGATTGTATCTGTAAAATACGTTTCTTTCTCTCGGTATAGTCTTTTAGTGTCTGTGCATTTGCTTGAAAGTCTTTTGAATAAACATAGGTATAGTATGACCCCTGACTCAACAAGTCTGACAAAGATAGAAAGTAGATATTACCATCAAGACGTTGAAACAAGTAGAATGGATTCCCCTCGTTATCTGCACAACGATTACGGAACATCTCAATAGCTTTAAGAGGCGATCTAGTTGTTATAATACCTTTTCCTGTACTAACACAGCGGCTCTCGCCTGTAAAGATTTGATTCTCAAAAAACAAATCATTTAAAAGTATGTCATTGATTTCTGTTGCAAAGTTATTTTTAAAACTTCTTGATATCTGTTTAAGAGATGATATGTACGCGTGTGGACTAATACAAGAAAGAACAAATGCCTGAACGTTTGGTTCTCTTCCTCTACCGAAAACAGGAACATCCGTAACATAAAAATCAAGGTTGATAGTTCTTTTTCCACCTTTTGCGAAAGCAACATCTGTAACAATCTTGATTGTTATCTTTTCATTTCCTATGATTGGAAAACTTCCGAATAGATTTACCGTATCCTTAATACTTATCTCTGCAGTTAAAGAGTTTGTGTAAATAGATTCATTGATTATTAATTTGGTAACAATAGGCTGAATAAACACAGCATCGTTACCATCAAATCTCTCAAGTCGAATCTCTTTTATGTTAAAAGAGTTCGGAAACAAACCCTTTCCATTATTCTGTAAGTTTTTACTCATTAATCAAGGTTTCGTATAGGTCAACAAACGCACCGATTTGGTCGGGCTTAACAATTCTAATTGAACGTAGTTTTTCGTTTTCTTCCTCTTCAAATTCAAAGTAAGTAACTCTACCCGGCTTAGGTGAATCGTAGATTCCAATTCTGTTTCCGGCACTATCTTTGTAGTATGCTGTTGCTTGCCACCCAAACTCCCAACCATCACTTGGACTAAAACTAGGACTAAATACATCTCCATCAGATGTATCAGTAATTCGCAAAGATGGCACATTTGGTTTACTACCTCTAAACGCAGCTCTGATATCATTAGACGGTGATGAAATCCAAATCTGATTTGTTTCGGGGTCAACTTTAAATATCTTGCCCTGTGACTTTTTTGGTGAATCGATTAGTGTTCGATTGATACTTAAATTTGAGTAGTCACTTATTGCAGTTACTTTACTGAAATCTTCTGGTTTAAGTTCTATGATTGTGTACTTTGTATATTCTTCGGCAATATATTCAGTAAGTTCTTGATAGCCCTTGGGCCACGCTTCTAAACCTTTTTTTAGATGATCGTTCACAATAAAAAATGTCCAATAATAGTTTACATTTTTGTAGAGTGAACGTGCAGCCTGATCGGGTCTCTCGCCATCTTTAATCTGGTAAAACTGATAGGCGGATACTGTATCAATTAATTCTTCATTGACATCTACATTGCGAAATATGTCTTGAATCTCAATCAGATTGCCATCTCTTTTGAGATCATAGTTTCTTTTTGGAAATTGATCGAAAAATGTCATCTATTACCTACTGCGTCATCAACGCTTTCTTGTCTTTGTGTTCTTATACTTGGATTACCATTCTCGTCAATACCTCTGTTTCCAAGTTTATCATTCTCCATATCTCGGATATCATTTCGAGTAAGAGCTCTTGTTTCTTGATAAGTTAGTGATACATCTACAGATAACGGTGCATTGTCGTGATAATACATATTACCTTCACCATTAATCGTAGTTGATACATTTGTTAGATAACAAGAGAAGATTCTAGGAATGTGTGTTATCTCTTGAAGAGATACACCGTTTGCCTGTTCGGTAACAGTCGTGGCTGTATATTTAGGAGCCATAAAACGTATCTGCCATGTAGGAGGATAAGACAACAAAAGATTGTTTTCATCGTCTTTTAGATTAGCGTAAGTATAGTGCCGAAATCTTTCATGGATTCTCATAATAGTGTTTGACTCTTCGGGGTCTTTTGCTATCATCTTAAAATTAAAAGTAAACTGTCTTACTCCGTGGCCAGAAAAAGTTACATTTGTGTTAGGATTTGCAATCGTTCTCGATAATAGACTAGCCTGTTGAGCAGTCTCTGTGTTTGCTTTAATTATCTGTAGTACATCAGCACCAACACTTGAAAGACTCTCATTCTCACCCTTCAAGGATTTGAGTTGATTAAAAGTATTTGAGGCCGCGTCTAAAGCACTACCAGCACCACCTCCTGCAGCTTGTGCTGCACCTAATGCCGCTCCTGTAATTGCACCCAAATTAAGTTCGTTATAGTTTGCCGAATCTGTAAAAGAAAGTTCTGCAGGTATTGGAAGAAATATGTGACGAATATCCAATGCTCCGTCTTCCTTAATAAACGCAGTTAAACAGATCAATGGACGGTCAAGTGATCGTAATGCGTGAGGAAAAACAAGTGGCCCGTTATAACCTTCTGTTGGTTCGTTGATAGAAAGATTGGTTAGGGGGCCGAGTGTCGTTCCTAATTCTTGAATCTGGTCTAAAGCAAATCCCGCAACTCTACCGACTGCACCCGCAACTCCACTTCCAATTGCACCTATTGTTCTTCCGATTGCACCAAACGGCATATTAATCTCCTAAATAATAATACTATTTATAAGAAAAAAGGTATAATTATTATGGCATACTCTGG